CGCGTCTTTCCGCCTCCCCGCTTGCGGCGGGGGGGTGTCCAGCCCGGGTCGTAACGCACCTCCCGCACCTAACCGGTCGTCGAAAGGGACGCAAGCGGTATGGTAACCAGGTACGCTTAAGGTCAGCTGCGTCGGGGGAGCTCTAGTTGCATTTATGCAGAAAGCCGCCGCAGTGTCGTTGAACAGGGAGCCACTTACTGGACCTTTTGCCCCTAGACCTAGCCGCGAGTAACCTGAGACACCGTTAGGTGCGTATCGAGCCGTCCTTAGACACCCACACTTCCAGTGCCCTAATTACTTGGGAACGCCAATGAGCGGTTGGACTTAGTGGTGGCGCGAGGGGCGGACGTAGCACGGAGATTTTTGCCCGAGATCCAAAGGAAATTAGTTTTGCACCATTTGGGCGCCCGATGTTAGCACGTTGGTCGGGTTGCCTAGGAACACTCATACGTGTGGTCGGAGTTGAGCACCGACGCGGACGCCAGGGAGGGACTAGTCACCCCACGCTCACACCCTTGCACCCGACTCCGGTCGAAGGCCTAGTTTGGCAGCTTGTGTCCCTAGAGGAACATTACTCTAGGGGGCTTATCGTCCCGGGGCTGTCCTGGTGCCACGCGCACAGGCGTTCCACAGAGGCGGTAGCCGGCCCGTGTGCTAGCCCCGCGTTAGCTCGCGACGTTGGTTGCTCTCGGCTGGTTGTCATGACCACCAATGAGACGGCTCCTCAGGAGAAGCGGGGAAACCCACCTCTCCAATTGGCCTTGCGCCCTTTGCACGACGCTCCGGTTGACGCCGTCGAGCCCCCCGCGGCCAATGTGCCCCGGGCTTTTCAGTGCCTGTTTTTGGCCTCCGCACTTGGAGACCGTTTCTCGCCGCCTCGAATAGAGGCGCGAATTGCGTTTTTCTTCTGGTTGACCGGATCCGGGTTGCGCTCGGTAAGGACAATCCCCTGGGATCCTGCGGGTCTCGGGGTCGACGCGGTCAAGCCGGTCGAGGAACTTGCATGGGACCCACTGAGTTTTGGCCGGGCGCCTGCTACCTGCGAAAGTGCAGAACCAGAGCCCTCTCTCGCGGACCAGGCTGCGACGTGTTTGAAGGACGCGGCGGAGCTTTTGGCATGGCAGGCCGTTAAGTATAGCTGTCTGGGCTACTTTTGGGGCTTGTATGATGCCGCGGAGACCATTGCGGAATGCGCTAACGGAATTGCGGAAGAGTCCGTTTTTGAGGTCCCTTCGGGCCTAAATTCGTCTACGCTAGGCGGCATTGAGAGGATTGCCGATGCCAGCTACGACGCTGCTCCCCTCTGCACGACGTGCAACCCAGGGCTGATCGCCGCCCTGGAGTCCGCCGTAGAGGGTCCCCACGCAGTGGCATTTTGCCACGTTCCCAACTCGTGCCCGGCTTGCGACTTTTGTCCTCGCCGCACCTTGAGTCGCGGACGGGTCTCTACCACCACGGTTGCACGGGTTGTGATAACCCATGATCTGCTGTGGTCTTACGAGATTCCTAACGCCACCAAGGTGGCCAACAACCGCAAGAACCTCCACGCTGCGTTCGCCATGACGCTGGAAGGCTCGGAAGCCGCCGATTACGATCGGAAGAAATCCGCCCTCCTGTCGTTGTTGCCGGTGCACAACCAGCTGTGTAGGACAGAGTTGCTACGAGGGTGGCAACTGATTGACGGTATAAGGCTGTCCGCGTCTGCCGGTCTCTCCGGATTCATCGCGGGCATTGGGCTTTGGTCCCTGCTGCCTAACGGCGCGCCATTCGTAGCCACCACCAGCGTCGCCGCAGGTGTGTCCGGCTTTGCGGGTTGGCAGTTCGTGAAGTGGTGGGTGGTCAACACAAGCCGCCTTGTCAATCATCCGGTCACTCGGATGCGGTGGGCCACGAACTTCGTCGCGTGTGATGCGCCGGCGAAGAGGGTTAGTGGGGCTGGGGCTGGAGCCCCGCCGGGCGACACTCGGGGATGTACCATTTTGGCGAACCCGACCAAGACCGCTGTACAGAAACAGCAGCTCCAGGAGATCAGGGGCAAAGAGAATTCACCAGGCGAACAAATGTTGGGCGCGACGAGGGTCGTGCGCGACGTTGACCCCCCCCCCTCCGACGGAAAGTGGGGGATGAAGGGGGTCCGAGATATCCCGAAGCGGAGCCCCTCGGAGTTCGGTGACCTCGTGCGCATTGACTGGTCCCCCACGTGGGGGGCCACGGAAGTCCGCGCCAAGTTCGAAGGTGTCGTGTGGCGTGTTGCCCCAGTGCTTGGCGCGGCCAACGTCTGGGACGCCAAAGACTTTCGAACCAGGCTCGCAGCCATTGCCGCAAGATTCACTCCAGCGGAAGACTACGAGCCGGGCACCCCGGAAGCAATCCGGCACGCTCGCTTCATGAAGGGCCTCAAGAACAAGTTCACGTTCCAGGCCGTCAAGCGTTCGTTGCAGAGGATTGGGTTGGTAGACGGCCTCGGAGGGAAACGCAGTCCCGAAGAGGTGCGCAAGCTCCTACTTGACCTAGCGACCGGGATGGACATAGACGAGTGCATAGACGTGATCACGAAGCTGGAGGTGACCAGCAACCCAGGCAAGGGTCCACGCCTGGTTTGCAATGAAGGGCCCTACAGACAGGTGATCGCTTTGCTCATCGTCTCGGTGTTTGAGGACATACTGTTTGAGTTTGCACACTCGGCCAGTATCAAGCACCAGACTCGGGATGGGGTGATGGACTCCATAGCCGAGACATGCGCAGCGGTGCCGGAGGTGGGAGGCAAGAAGTTCGAGCCGGTCATGGTCGAGGTGGACCAGACGCGGTTTGATTCGAACGAAAATTGCCGCCGCGAGGAGGGAGAGAGCTACGGCCTCCTCCATTGGGAGTTTGACTTGCTCGACCATATAGCAGGTCACATCGGAAGCGTGCGCCTCGAGGTCGCGCCGAAGATTGAGAAGGTACGGAAGCAGGAGGATAGCTGCCGTTCCAAGCTCAAATTCGGCGATGGACCGCGCTGGAAAGGCAACTTGGCTTCTGTTCGCCTTGCACTCAAGTGGATTTTTAGGACCTCGGGGAATCGGAGAACATCCTCGGGGAACTACATCCAGGAAGTTGGGTGCACCCTCGCCAACTTTACCCAGAACCCGGAAATATTCTGGGACCGCAAAGACCTGTTGAAGTTCGATTGGATCTTCACCGGGGTGGACGGTCAAGAATTCTACTTCCGATTCTGGGCCGAGGGGGATGATTTCCTCGGCCAGTGCGACAAGCGCGCGATGGCGTGGAACGACGACATCATCGAAGGGTACAAATGCCTCGGCCTTCGCGCCAAGCTAGTATTCGTCGTCGGTACCAGGTCCGAGTTAGCGCGGGCGGAGTTTTGCGGGATGCATTTCCTGGTCTGCGAAGGCAAGACCGTGAGGAAGTGTGTGATTCCGGACATCGCCCGTGGCCTCATCAACTCGGGGTACAACGCATCGACCGCGCCCGACTGCGCCAGGCCGGGAATTATAGCGTCCGCATTCTACATGAAAGGCATTTCATTTGCGGCCGTGCAGCCCCTCCACGATTATTTCGTGGCGCTCGCCGACAGCTGGGCTGTCCGAGCAGATCTCGAGGCGACGGAGATCAGCGGTTTTGACGTCTTGTCAAAGACCGGCCATGCCAAGATCAACTTGGCGACCCTGCAGACGATGGCCAGGGACGCGAACGCATCTGCCAGGCAGATACCGAAGGACAACCTCATTAGGTTGGTGGGTGCGTCGATAGGGTGCAAGGTCAGCGCGGCCGAGTACTCTAGGTGGAGTTCCAGCGCGCGCACGGTCACGCCGGACATGGATGCGTCCGAGGTGATGACCTGGTTGCCGCGTGGCTTGCAGGAGAAAATTTTGGAGTCTTTCGGCTAGGGCCGGGAGCGGCCGAACTGGGCTTAAAACGTAGTGGACTTAGGGCCCTAATTCCTTGGCATTTTTGAGCCAGTTGGTGCTCGGGGGGGCGGCACTTTTCCTTGTCCCCCTCCGAGTGGAGCCAACTGATGAGTCCCGCCACTCTAATAAAAATTGGGGACGAAATGCTACGGCATCCTGGCTACCCCCCCATTCTGGGGGTTTTTGTTTTTGGCCCGCGCCGTCTGTCGACTTGCAGCGGCGCGCGCTAGCGCATCATATTTTTGGCGGCATGGGCAAATTGGGTAATGGAGTACAGTCCGGTTACCCCGTATGGCCCTCGACATCGACAGCTCCGGTTTTCCAGCAACGCTTCGAGCACAGGCTTAAGGCGACTGTTGCACCGGGTCAGATCCTCATGCTCGACGCTGCTCCGTACAATGACGTCATGTGCGCGGCCTTCCTCGCACCCGGCAGTAGCGATTCCTACACCAGTTTTACGGCCGCTACAAACAATTCAGACGTCTCGCTCGGTTCTACGACGTTCGGAAACTATCAGTACCATTCGTTCTCCCACTTCAACAGCATGCTGTCGTCATTGGTGAACGTGAACGCTGTTCCGGCCAACTTTCGGCAGGCCCCCCGCATGAGGTTCACTTCCTTCTGCGTGGAGATCACCAACCTGTCACAGATAGCCTCCATGAACGGCGCGCTCAGGTGCTGCAGGATTTCGACGCCCACACAGAACCCGGGCGCAGCGGGGACGTCCCCCACGTTCACCGCTCCGTGGACGGCGATTTTGAACAGCTTTTACGAGAATCCTGACACGCAGCACGTGGTCAGCGCGGAAGCATCTCATGCACTGTGCGCCCACGCGTTGCCAACGCAGCTCTTGTCAGGGCAATTTTACTCGCCGACCGCGGAGGGATTGACGGCCTTTGGAGGCACCAATGCCACCAGCGCATGGGCAGGAACTGTTTACGACGTAGCCACAGGAAATTCAGGCGGCGTAGATCAGGACGTGTTGTGGACGACGCTTCGGTTCGTCGTCGACAGTCTTAGTGCTAGCGCAACCATCGAATTCGTCTTCAAGGCGACCGCCGAATTCCTCATTCCGCCGGACAGTTTCTTGGTCGGTGCGGGCGTCCCACGCCCCATCGGCGACTTCACGCCCGTCCTCAAGAGGGCCTCGCTGCTGATGAAGAAGCCCCCCGTCACCGTCGCCCCGGGCGGCGGTCGAAGCGTTGCAGGCGTTACGGGGCTCATGCCACAGTCAACCAAAGGACAACAGCAGCAGAAGAAGCAGCAAAAGTCATTGCGAGGTTCGACGACGTCGATCGCGCCCAGAACCTCCGCGCCGCGCGGAGCACCTGGCCCTCCCCCCGGCTATCTCAAGACCCTACGCGCTGCTGTCGAGCGGATCGCCCAAACGGCTGCCAACCCTGCTGTGCAGGGCATGGCTCAAGCCGCTCTCGGGCGGGCACCTCGGCAAGGCGCTCTCAGGGATGGACTGCGGCGCATCCGGCGCCGCTAGCCGCGGGAG